ATGATGCTCAATCTCCTAACTCATTTGTTACTGGTGCAGGACTACAAGAACTTAATGGAACTATGTCATTAATGATTAATGAATATAGAGAAGTTATTAAACATGGTCTTGAAAGTATGGATGAAAAAAGATTAGAGCTTGATAGTTTATTATCTGCACAGTTTGAACAATTAAGAAAGAAACCAATACAAGGTTTTTATGCAGGTACTGCATTCTCTGAAAACTATGCTCCTATAGCAGATATTGGTGGAGATTTTAGAACAAGACGTGTTTATGGAGTTATGGCTGGTTTTGATGAACCACAAAAGATTGTCACTGGTTTGCAATTATTACAAGCAGGTGTTATAGACGTAGAAACTCTACAAGATAATATTGATGGTCTTGAGAATATAGCTAAGGTACAAGAACGTATTAGAAAGAATAAAGCAGAGAATGTTTTATTTGAATCTATTCTTGCTAGGTCAGCTCAGGGAGACCCTGCAGCTACTATGGCTGTTATAGCTATTTATGAATATCCAGCAGAAATGACAGATATAATGAGAATGTTCTATACTCCTCAAGAACCACAGATGTCTCCAGAAGAAGAAGCTATGATACAACAACAAATGGCTCAACAACAAGGTATGCCTGGTGGATTACCTTCACCACAAGGTCCACCATCAGTAGCTGGTGCTATGGGAGGATTCTAATGGAAAATACAGAAAATGAATTTTGGAGTATTATTAATCAAGAGTTTGGAGATGTTCCATATGGTGATGAATTACTTCCAAGATATACAATCATTAGACCTTTACCAAATATTATTATTATGTTAAATGAGGAGGATAGCTATGGCGAAGAACCGTTCTAGAGGTGGGTATAGAAGACCCACTCCTAATAGAAAAAATGTAGTTAGTGGACCAGGAGCTTTAAGTCAGAGAACTGATGGAGCTCAACCAATTATGCGTGGACAAGATATGGCTTATGGAGAAAGTACTGCATATCAACAACAACAGCAAGGTGCTCCTTTAGGAGATTCTGGTGGAGCTAATGCACCTTTTCCTATGCAAGTACCTCAAGCAGAAGCTATGGGACCAGATTTATTTACATCTACTGAAATACCAAGCGAACCTATAACAGAAGGAGTTCCAATTGGTGAAGGAGGAGGACCTACTAAAAATATTCAAGATGATGTGGATATACTTTTGAATGCTATGTATTCTGTAAATCCTGACCCTGTAATAGCTCAATTAATAAATAATAGAAATACATAATGTGGATTGACCCAGTAAGAGAAAACGAAATGCTTTCTCTCCATGAAACAGTTCAGAATAGATATGATTTATATAAAGAGATTAATAAAATAAATCCTGCACGTTCTGAAAGAATAGTTCAAATGTCAGAAAGATATAATATATTATCTCCAGAAGTATTAATATCAGCAGAAGCTACAGGTGTACCAGTTGATTCTCCATCTATGGAAATGTTAGCAGATGAATATGCAGCTAATTGGGCTGTATCAGAATCTGAAAAATGGAATGAAATAAATGAGAAATATAAAAATGATAAATCTACAGATGATATGCATTTAAATATTATAGATATTTTAACTGGTGGTTGGGCTCCAGGTGGAAGGACACCTGAAGAAGTAGGAAAGTGGGCTCCAACTGTATGGATTTTAGGAACATTTGATGCTATTAGAGAGAGTTGGAATAAATGGAATCCTTTACCAACTTCAGATATTTTACAATTTGGTGGTGGGGGTGTTCCTTATAGAGCACAAGGTCGTATTTGGAGATATTATCAAGACCTTAATAGATATGATGAATTGTTAGAAAAAGGTTATTCTCCAGAAGTAGCACAATCTAATGTAGCTTCATTAGTTAATATATCTAGAGTTCCTAATCTAGGAAGAGATTTAGGACCAGATGAACTTAGACAGAATATTGATTTCTTAAAAGAAGCAATTGAATTTTCTGGTGAAAATTATATCTGGGCAGCTGCTAAAAAAGTAATGCGTGGTGAAGCTGTAAATATGGATAGAAGTAAGAGATTCTTTTTTGAATCTATAGATAAGAAAACAGACCCTAAATATGCAGATTTATTAGCTAAATTTGATGGAGATGAAGAAAGAGCTGACCAATTATATTATCTAAAAGTTGGTGCTCCTATAAAGAAGATGGATGAAAAAGGTCAAATCCATTATTTAAGTATTGAGAATCCAAATAAAATACAAATATTTTCAGATAGAAGAACTAACTATAATGACATGAATGTTAGTGAATATGCAGCTAGAGAAAGAATGGATGATAATCAGTTAACTGAATATTCATGGGGTAGATATGAAGCAGGACAATTTTTACAACAAGGAACAACATCTTATAAAATAGCATCTGGTTTATTAGATTTTGCTTCTGCTTTACCAGCAGAATATATTACGGGAGGAATGTTAAATCTCACAAAAGCTAAAAGAAAATCTAGATATGTGAATGTTGTTGCTCAAGAAAAAGCAAAGAGAATTAAATATGGAGAAGTTAGGTTTATTGATAGTAAAAGGAAATTGAAACACTTAAAAAAGGATATGGACCAAGCTACAAGATTAAAAGGAAAAGAACGTGAAAAATTTATGGATAGTCGTGATTTTTCACCAAAAGAAAAATTATATCTACAAAGTACAACAGAACAGAGAAATAATATTTTAAATAGTATTTATCGTGCAGATAGTACAGTTAAAAGAAAACATGGAATGTTTAATGGAAGAATGCAAGGTTTATTTGGTAGTACTTCCGATAAATTAATTGCTACTCAAGAAGCTAGAATTTTAGCTAAATATATAAGAAAAACAGATTTTGCAGATATAGTAAGAGACCCTGTATTAATGGATATGCAATCTGATGTAAGATTTTGGTGGGCTCTAAAATCTCCTGGTGACCCTAAAAAAGCTTTTAGTGAAGAAAAGATTCTTACAGCTTTTAAAGATATGATGGACGAAGGTATTAAGTCAACTAAGTATATTACTCATGGAGATGAAAAAATATGGAATATTCCAGGATTACCTAAAGGATTTTCTAATGTAACTAATAAAGCAGTTAGAGGTATAACTGGAAAACAAGATTTTGCAATGAGAAGTATGGGAAGTGTTACTGGAGAAGCAGTTTCAAAATCATGGCAAATATCACGTAATACAATGAGACTTATGAGAAATTGGGATACTCAAGTTAAAGCAGCAGAGGCACCTTGGAAAAAAGCAAGAGGTGCTATAGATGGACCTAAAGATAGTTTTGAAATTTTTAAAGCAATATATAATACTAATTTGAAACCTAAAGATATAGGAGTATCAAAATATCTAGGTTTTAGTTCTAATTTTAAAGGTGGTTTAACTCCATGGGGTCAAAAATTATTTGGAACATTACCTGGTGGATATATATTTATGAATAATGCAGGAATAGCTACAGACCAATTAATGGCACATTTTATACAAAATAAATTTACTAATGCAGAAATAAATAAATGGACTGCAGATTGGCTTGAAGTTGTAGATGGTTCATATAGAAATAAAACTGAATATTTAATAAAATTGATGAATAAAAATTATGAAAAAATAAAATATTTAGAAGATACAGGAGAAATATCTAAAGGAAGAGCAAGTGTAGTTGCTGCACATCTTAGGAAAGTAGTAAATGAATGGGAGAAAAATACTAAAAGATATTTCAAACAAGCTGGATTTAATCCTAAAACTGGAGAACCTTTAGATAATTTAATTCCAGCACCAGGAATGAAGTCTGCTTCAGTAAGAATGTCAGTCAAGATTGGTGAAGATTATAGAGAGATTCTTATACCTTCTGCTAATTTATTATCAGAAATGAGTGACAATGTATTTCCATTAATAGACCAAAGTATTGTAGATAGAGCTGCTTCAAAATTATTTCATATAGCTGACCCACACAACCAATTAAAAGATTTTACACCTTCAAAAATTGTATGGGATGAATGGAAATCATACTGGAAAGGTGGAAGACAGTTAGAAGATAAACCTTCTGGATTCATACCAACTAATCAACAGATGGAAGATGCTGTTACAAGAACATTAGATTTTTATACAAAGAAGATATTTAAACCTATTGTTCTTTTAAGACCAGCTTTCTTCACAAGAGTATTCATGGAAGAACAATTACGTATGTCTAGTACAGGTTTAGATGGTGCATATAATCATCCTTTTAGATATTTAGCTTGGGTTAATTCATATAGTCCAGAAGCACAAAAGAGATTATTTGATACTTATGGAACTTTTGATAATATTATGCGTAGTACAGAACACCAAAGAGTAGTTCAAAAGCATTGGACTGTTAATTTATTAAAAGGTGGAAAGTATTCTCCTCAATATAATTTAGATTTTCCAATGGTTACTCTTGATGATGGTTCAGAATTATATGCTAAAGGAATATTATTTACTTTATTTAGACTTAGGAATGACCCTGTAGCTCAATATGTTGCTAAACATGGACCTGAAGAAGCATCTGAATGGTTTGTAAATGGTAAAGGAATGAGATATAGAGAAGAACTATATGAGATGGGTGAGGATGCATGGACTGATGTAGTTATTAATGATGATGTAGCTATAAATTATATTAAATCTTTAGAAAATAGAATAAGGCAAGCAACTGGTCATGAATTAAAACCTGGTATAGATTATTTAAAATATAATCCTGATTTGGCTAAAGATACTCGTTATGCAACTAGAGATATGGATAGAGCAATGAATAGTCATATTAATATTGAAGCACATGGTGGAAATGAAGAGATTAGAAATATTATTGCTACAGGAGAAATACATCATAAAGATGAAGTATTTCATATGTTAAATAAAGATGATTTTGATGTTTATGAACAATTATCTCGTCCAGACCAGAGAAAACTTGAAAAGGTTTTTAGAGATAAAGTAGATGATAATCCTGGTTATTGGAATATAGGTGCTATTCATTTTAAAGAAGAAAAACTATTAGATAAAAGTTATGCATCTTCATTAGAATCTCATTTAGATACTGCTGTAGGAATGGTATTTGAGACTTTAATGGAAAAAAATATCAATTATTTAAATAGAAGTCCTGTATTTAAACAATATAGGTGGTCTTACATAGCTGATAATTTTCATAGAATGGATAATAAATTAAGAGACCATTTTGTTAAGGAAGCTAAGTTATCAGAATTACCTAAACAAGTTATAAAAGATTTAGAAAAGATGGCAAAAGGTGTTCAAGGAAAAGTATTCAATATGGATAGTTATCAATTAATATCTGATACAAGTAAAGCTTTTGGTTTGAGTATGACAGAATCATTATTATATGATGTATCTAAAAGACATAAAATATCTGATATGACTAGAAATATATTTCCATTCCCTGAAGTATGGTTTGAAATGTTAACAACATGGCCTAAGATATTAGCTGAAAATCCTATGTTAGGAAGAAAAGCACAGTTAGCTATTAAAGGTGGAAGAGGAACATCAGCATTAGGATATACAGGAGACGGATTCTTTGCAGAAGACCCTAATGGTTCTGGAGAACAAATGTTTGCTTACCCATTTGGTGGATATATGTCTAACTTAATATTCGGTGAAGATTCAAAAATAAAAATGTCACCTAGAGGATATGTGACTGGAGTTAACTTATTAGGACAGGGATTTGTTCCTGGGCCTACACCTTTTGCAGGTTGGGCAATTGATTCAGTATTACCACAAGGTGGGATAGCTGATGAGTTTAGAAGCGTATTATTTGGTGATTTTGGTCCTCCAAGTGGAAAAGGTTTTTGGGATAAAATAATTCCTAAATCTCCTTCTTTAGTTAAATTCTTTGCTGCACAGAATTTTATACCAAGAGGTAATGAAACTGAAGTGTCACAAATGAGAGCTAATACATCTATTGAATTATTTAAGTTATTAAAAATGGAAAATGGTGACCAGAGATTATTACAATCTGGTGATTTAGATAAATACTTAAAAAAGATAAACTGGAAGGGAACTACAGCTGATAAGTTACCTGATGATGAATTAACACCAGATATTATAGATAGTGCGTTAAGAGATTATGCAACCGCTAAAGCTAGACAAACTTTCTTATTTAGAGCTATGGCTCAGTTTGTTGCACCAGCAGGTTTTACTCCTAGATATTATGCAGAAGATAAAAATGGACAAATATGGGGTACACAGATATTAGCAAAAGAATATCAAAATCTACTAAAAGAATCTGGGGAAGACCATGTAGCAGCATATGAAAAATTTGTAAGATTATATGGATTTGAACATGGTTGGCTTACAACTGCTAAAAGTCAGGCAAAAGGTGGAAAAGCTGCTTATAGTGATAGAGTTATAAAATGGCAGAAGGAAAATAAAGATGTATTAGAACAATTAGATTTAAGTGCATTTTATTTATTACCTGATAATCCATTAGAAGAGAGAAGTTATCAAGAAGTTATTAGACAATATAATATAGGTGAAAGAGAAATTCTATCTTTAGAAGAATACAATAAAGCAGTCAATGATACTATTGGATATTTTAGATATTCTGCACAAAAAGAAAAATATGCTTATTCTGGATTGCCAGAAAATCTTTCTGATAATGTACTTCGTAACTATAGATTTGCTTTAGAGCAAGAATTACCTGGATATAATAGAACTGGTGGGACAAGACAACCTCCTAAATCAAGAGAAATACTTGCTGAGATGATTGAGAAGTGGCCAAATCTAAAAATAGCTGAAACTACTGAAACTGGGAGAATATTTGTTAATGAATTTATACCTAAATGGGAACAAAATAAATTAATATCCTCACAAGAATCACAGTCAGGAAATCCTGATTGGTGGTTATCAAGTACAAATGAAATAGCATTTTATATGAGAGCAGACTTTCAAGCATGGGCAAATGAAATCATATCTAAATATCCAGATTTTGCTCCTATTTGGACTAATATTATATCAAGAATGTTTAGAAACGATAAAGAATATTATAGTGTATTGGATGGATAATGGGTAAATATAGTAAATATAAATGGCTTGACCAATGGTTAGAAGATGGCCTTATAAATCAAGAGTTTTATGAGGAGATGCAGAAGTGGAAACCACAAAAAATAGTTGATTTTTTAAATTTTCTTATTAAAGATGGAGCAATTGAAGGATATGACCAAGAAGGTAATTCAATAAAAGAAATTGACCCTAATGAAGTAGAATCTGCTTTACACGGACGTTATTATGGAAAATGGATGCCAGAAACAGTTGACTGGACAAGCTATGGGACTGGAGAAGCATCAATAGATTATTATATAGAACATTACGAACCTACAGAATTAACAGAAATAGAACAATTACCTGATGGTACTTATGGAGAAGTAACAAAATATCATTGGGAATTAGCACCTCAATATCAAGAAGAGGAAGTTGATGAAGTTGATGAAGTTGATGAAGTTGATGAAGCTATAACTCAAACAGGAGAAATAACAACTGGTATTGAAACTCAAGAGGAAATGGATGCTGAAGAAAGAGAAGCTTATTTTGAAGGTTTAAGTACTGAAGAAAGAGATTATATATTAGGTCAGGCACATCCAGACGCTCTATCAGGTGATGACTATTTATACTATAGAGATTTAGTTCTAGGAGAAAATAAAACTGGCAAAAATTTATATAAAGGTTCAAAGTTATCACCAGCAGATGCTTTCTTAAGAGCTACTGGAGAAGCACATACTGGTTTTATAACAGAAGATGGGAAAGTAGTTTATGATGAATTTGGTGTTCCATTACCTCTAGGACTTCAACCTGAATCTATGTTTCATACAGGATTCATGAACGAAATAAAACGTTTAAATGAAGAACAAGTATTTTCTCTACAAGATTTATTAGTAAGCAAAGGTATAGCAGATGAAGATGACTTTGATGATAGTGGTACTGTAGATTCAGTTATGGAGAATTATGTAAATCAATTAATGCTTACAGCTCAACAAAGATATTCACATATATCTTATCAGAGTGAAGAATGGCAAGCAATAGCAGACGGAGTACCTGATGCATTTATTTGGGCTCAAGATGATAAGTCAGAAGATATTAGATTCTCTTGGGGTTTATTAGGAAAAATGTTAGATGATTGGAGTATACATGAATCTACACTATTAGATAAAGAAGTTGATGAATATGTTAAAGACGTTAAGAAAGAAAAACCAGTACCTGGTATAGCTACTATGACTGCTTATTTAAATGAATATTTTGAAACTGAAGTAGATAGACTTCCTACACAACAAGAAATTAATGAATATATTAAAGCTTGGACAGGTAGTCATGATACATTCTATCAAGAAATGGGACAAGCATATAGAGCAGCAGAAGCTGGAAGTCATTTTGAAAGATATTTAATGGACAGTCCAGGTTCTTTTGTTGGACAAGCAATAACATCTCAAGAAGAACAGGATTTAAGAGATGATATACAGGCAGGTGGAGATGTATTAACAGGTCTTGTTGGTACAAGACCTGATATAGCTACCGTTGATGACCCACAAAATTTATTATTAGCTAGACTACAAGAAGATTTAAGAGGAGAGAAAGATTATATTAAAGAAATGAAAGTAAAAAGAAATAATCAAGTACAAATGTTAGGAATAATGACAGGTAGGATTTAATGGCTAAATGGAAAAAAAGTGACATAGTAAAATATGTTCAAGGTTTAATAGATAAAACTGGTTTAGAAGAAGTAAAAGAAGAATTACAAAAGTTTATTAATGAACAAGCTTCAATATTTATTGGTATGGATGAAAAAGATGTTAAGGATATTGTTGAGGATATTGTTTCTCATACAGAAGAACAAGTAGAAATGAGGGATGTTCCTTTAGGTGATGCACAAACTCAGGATTCTGATGCAATTGGAATAGCTAGACAAGCAGAAGAAGATAGAATTGCTGAAGCAGAAGTAGATAGAAGTACTATAGGTCAATCTGATGACCCGTATTATGACAATGTACAAACTGCTGCTGATGTATATAGAGAAGAAATGAAAAAGAAATATGATGCTGAAATAAAAATATACTATCCATTTAAAGAAGAAAAACCAGGTGAAAGTCACGCTAAATGGTTTAAAGAATTTATAGAACAAAACGACCCAGATATAAAAGTAACAATAGTTGATGACGCAAAAGATGCAGATTTAGTATTTGCAAGAAAATGGGGAGATACACCTCCTGAAAAATTAATGGGTAATCCTTTTAGCCATGTAAAGGGAAAAAATTTAGGAGTAGTTCAAACTAAAGATTTCTGGGAAACTAAAAAGCTATATCAAGCTTGGTTAGCTGATGAATTGTTTGAAGGTGTAACAGCAGATGGAAAAACGATTCAACCAGAACAATTCCAAGAATTAGATAAATGGGCAAGCGAACAACAGAAAAAAATAGTTACTCCAGTTCAAAACCAAATAGACGAAGTTGACAAAGCTAATCTTGAAGATATGAAAAATGCTCCTTTAGGTGATGCACAAACTATGGATTCTGATGCATATGGAATAGCTAGACAAGCAGAAGAAGATAGAATTGCTTTTGATGAAATAGACCAATCAACTATAGGATTAGCTGATGATGTTATTGAACCAGAAAAAATAAAAGGAAATATAGAACTTTCTTCTAAAGGTGATTCATTTGGTAAACAGTATTCAGCAATTTATGCTACCTTTGGAACAGGTAGTCCTTATGCTGGAAGAACTATAGAAGATGTATGGCAACATACTATTAAAAATCTTAGACCTCAACATATAGGTACTCCTGACGGAACTCCTGGGTCACCACTTAATAAATCAAAAACACCTGATGGTAGTGGAGTATTACAACCAGAAAAGAAAAATGCAGATGGAAGATTTACAAATAGTGATATTGAATATAAAAAATTATGGGCAGAGTGGGCTAAACAAAATCCAGATAAAATAATTGAACTTGAAAAAAAGTATGCTGAAGGTTATAGATTTATAGATACTGCTGGTGGTCAATGGTCATACTCTGATGGTAAAGGTTTACAAAATCAAGCTGATACTTTAACACGAATGATAAGAAATGAATCGTTTATGAATAATCTTTATGATATAGCTGAAGGAAAAGGAATTGAAACAGGTAGAGTAAAACCAGAAGCAAAAGTATTTACAGATAGTTTCTTTGACCCTAAAGAAAGAAAAATTACAGAATTACCAGAAAACCATATATTTGTATTTGGTAGTAATGAACAAGGTATACACGGTGCAAAAGCAGCAAAGGATGCTAAAAACTTCTTTGGTGCTGAATTAGGAGTAGGAAAAGGTTTAACTGGACAATCATATGCTTTACCTACTAGAACACGTATATTTGATGAAAATGGTAAATCAAAATTTGTAAATCTTCCAGATTCAGAAATAGAAAAAAATATAAAGGAGTTTGTTAATTTTTCTAAATCAAGGCCAGATTTAAAATTTGTTACAACAGAAGTTGGTACAGGTTTAGCAGGAGGAAATACACCTGAAGAAAAATTAAAATCACGTAAAAAAATTGCTAAGATGTTTAAGAATGCAGGAGTTGAAGGAGTTAATAATATTATTATACCTGAAAGATTTGATAATGAAATGAAAGGTATTGCTCCTCCACAAAATGTACCTAAGAAAAAAGTTATGATTTCAGCTAACCAAAAAAATATACTGGATAGATTTGCTAACTTAAAAAGAAGTACTAAAGGTGATGTTACTAAAATAGCTAAATTCTTAAGTCGTCCTAATAACCACGATATGCTTGACTATTTAAGAACTGTATTTAAAGAACAAAGTATACGTTCATTAAGTCCAGATGAAGCAAACCTTATGAAAGGTTTAAATACTAAAGAATTTATAGAAGTAATGAAAAGAGCACAAGATGATACAGATAAAATTGCTAAGGGTAAAGTTAATCTAAAAGACACTCCACCTGCAGGTGCTAAACAAGTTATATCTAGTCGTGGTACAGATTTATTAAGAGAATTACAAGAATGGCATTATAACGATTTAGAACCTATTAGAAAAGCAGAAGGTGGAAAGTATGCAGGTCAATATGAATTAGCAAAGGATTTAAGTGTAGTTGATGGTCATTTAGATATGGATAATATAGTAAATGGTAAAGCACCTTCGAGTGGAACTGAAGTTCATCAAATAATTAGAGGACATCAAAAAGGATTTATAGTTGATGAAGGAGTATGGCAGAATCTAGGTTTTGAAAAGAAAACTGGTGTAACAATACCTGGAGATAATCCAGTTAAAGGAGATATTTCTTTTATAGGTTTAAACGCTACAGATGCTAAAAAATTACCATATAGAGCAGAATTACATGATAAAAAAACAAGAGGAGGAGTATATGTTACTCTTATAGAAGACCCTGAACTACTTAAAGATTTATGGTGGGAAGACCCTGAAACATTTGAAAGAGTACGTAAAGCTCTAGGTTGGTCTCCAAAAAGATTAGAACAACTTGTAAGAACAGAAAAAAGAATACAAGTTGATGAATTTGGTGAGAAAGTTGTTGGTGGAGATACAGGTGTAAAACAAGGAGCTATGAAAAGAGCACCATCTGTTACATCTGAACAAAAAGCTGCTAAATGGGCAAATGCAAGACTTTTAATATTTGATGGACCAATGGAATTTGACTCTGAAGTATTTGTTAATAAACCTCAAAAAGGTACTTATTGGGGAATAAAAGGACCAGGTATTCCATATGGACATGACGTAGCTGGTGGAGGAACTGGACAAAGAACTCCTATTCCAGGTATAGGAGGAGATGAAGTATTATTAGGTGCTCATAACTATGGTCCAGATGGTTCTTGGATACCTAATGAAAAAAATCCAGGATATATAGATGCAATAGAATCTAGACTTGGTATGTCTGCAGATGAACTATCTAATACAATTACAAAACTATCTAAAGACATCTTTTCAAAAGCACCTGAAAAGATTGGAACAGGTATAGGAGCTTTAGGTTATGGAGTAAGTAGAGGTTTAAGAGTAATGGATTATGGAGAAGTTGCTTATGGTTGGGGTGCAGAAGGACTAGCTAAAACTATATCTGGTCTTAATAATCCACAAGGTTTAGTTGGTAAAATGGGTAGTAAAATAGTTCCTCAAGGAATTACTGATGTAGGTAAGTTTGCTTCAGAAAAAATAGTTGGTAGAGCAGGTAAATATGGAATGAGAAACACTTTAATTACAGCAGGAAGTAAATCTCTTGCTGGTAGAGTAGGTTTAAGAGCAGGTCAGAAATTACCTACTAAATCTGTTGCAGTTATGTCTAAATGGGAACATTATAACTTTTTATATGCTCTTGGTACTGGATTAATAGCTGGATTACTTGAATCAGCAGGAATTATGATAGAAAGTACTTGGGGAGAAGATTCAATTAGAAATGCTCTAGGACCAGAATTTTATGAGTGGGCAGAAGGTAATGGAGTTATAGATAGAATAGGTCCTTGGCCTATATTAAGTAGTTTAAGACAAGCTGAAGAAGAAGGTATAATTCAACCAGGTATAGTTGATGGTTGGATTGAGGAAAATAATGAAAAATGGTTAGGTGCATTATATAAATTCTTAGGAACTACAGGTTATATGGATATGGATTCAGTAGATACTGTTTGGAAAAATAAAGAATTACCTAGTGGTTGGTTTGGAGGTTCACTTAATGATTTGATGCCAACTGGTTTAAATGTAGATAGTGGAATGTTTGAAAAAGAATGGTTACCAACACCAGGATTTATGCCTGCAATAAAACGTTCTCCAATTATTCAAGCTATAGAATTACCATTTGAAAGATGGTTCTTACCTAAAGTAGGATTAGAAGATTGGGTAATACCAGAAGATGATGGTAGTGTAGAAGCACCAAGTCCATATTATGAAATGGGTAATGAAGACCCTAATATCTTTTTACCTCCACGAAGTAGTATGATGGATAATAGTGGTTGGATTGGTAACGCAATGAAAGTTGAAGAAGATGGATAAATTACCTTTAGATGCAGAGATTATAGAAGTTGTTGATGAGAACGGTACTACCGTAGAATATCTCATTAGGGTAGATAAAGGAGAAGTTTCTTGGGTATTTCAAACTGACTTAGACCCTGCTGGTATTAATGCAAAGTATGGTGTCAAATTAGACCCTGTAACAATTAAAGTAAATGAATTTGATTTAGCAAAAGAATTTATTGAAACGGATACTTTAATTGATGCAGGTAATTTAGATGGTGCAAATGAACGTTATGATGAATTTTTTGATAATTTAGATTCTGTTAAAAGAGATGAGAAATGGTGGCAAAATCAAGATTTTACAGATAGATATTTATATTGGATAGAAGCTAATACTGATAAAGATGGTAAATTTAATAGAGAAAATTTTCTTACATCTCTACAAAATGACTCAACACTTGATGATTTATTAGGTAAAGATGGGTATGGAAGAGATATATTACGTTCTGAATTTAATGCAGCTCAATCAAGAAGACTTGATAATGCTGCATGGCAATTAAATTTAGAAACAAATATTGAAGGATTTATGTCTACTGCTTTAACTATGGGTGTATCAGATGATGATTTAAAACATGATACTCATTTAATTAATTCAATAAAATTAATTGCTAGTAATCTTTCAAGTGGTAAATATGGAGACCCAGTTAGTGAAGGTGCTCAAGCTAGAGCTATAAAACAACTAACTAAATTAGTTGACCCATCAAGTAATTGGGAACAAGACCCTGATATAGCTGCAGCATCTAAAGGTATATCAATGACACCTATAACTACTAAACAAGATGAAATAAGAAGTGCTATGAATGAATGGTTACCAGAAGATTTATGGATAGATATAGATATACCTGCAGAAGCTGGTAAATTACGTAATAATCCAAATTATATAACTCAATTTACAGAAATGATAAAAGAAAAAAAATATGCAGAATATGGTATGTATGATAAAGATATTAAATGGTCAACTATTAGAGATAATAAGAAATCTGCAATTAAAAATGTTTGGGGAATGGATGTAAAAGGTAATGACCCAATATTAAAAGAAGTGATTAAAATGAATGATGTTACTAAAGAATTAGAGTTTTTAAGAGGTAGAGGTATGGAATTAGGAATAGAGAAGGTTAAAAATGACTTTGCTATAGCTCAAGCAGGAGCTTATGGTGAAGGAATTGTTAGAACAGAAAGTTTTATAGAGAGATAATGATAACAGTATATAGAAAAGATTATTTAGCAGGATATCAAATAGATGAATCTGAATTAGATAAATTTATGTCAGCTGGTTATACAACAAATTATGATGAGGCTGAATCAGGTTCTAGAATAATAGGTGGAGCTAATTATAGTGGTAAATCTGATGCAACTAATTCTGCAGGAGATTACACAGAAGGAATAGAAAGAGCTAAAGCTTTATTTAAGTTTATGCCTGAAGGTGTTCAAAAAGAATTTGCTAATCAATGGGTAAAATTTGGAGATACTAATTTAGCTAAAGCAGCTGTAAGAAATACACAAGCTTGGAAAAATGAGTTTGAATACCTAGAAAGACCAGATGGTTCATTAATAATGAATGAATTAGAAGCTATGGCTACTAAAGCAACATATAGAGAAACATTAGCAGAAGTAGGTATAGCTGATACAAGTGATTTTGAAGGACAGTTCAATAAATTAATAACAGGTGAAGTATCTGCTTCTGAATTTCAACAAAGAATAGATATGACATATAATGCTGTTAAGAATAATATACCTCAAGTAGAACAAATGTTTAAAGAACAATATAATATATCTTCAGATGCACCTACTATATTTGCTGCTTTAATTAATCCAGAGATAAATGATAAGTTATTAAAAGGTGATTTAGAAAGTATAAGTATTGGTGCAGAAGCTAAAGCTGCTGGATTTAGTAGAACTTTTGCTAGATTTGATTCATTAAGAAAAGCTGGATTAACACAAGAAAAAGCTAGACAAGTTTATCAACAAGGTGGAAGTTATCAATCAATGGCTACACAAACAGGTAGAACAAGTGATATTTCAACACTAGAGTCTGCTGCTATAGGTAATGTACAAGCACAGAAAGATATAGGATTATTAACTGCAGAAGCAGCATCAATGTCTAGTATGCAAGCTGGTGCAGCTAAAAAAGATGGTAAAGTTAGTGGACTTTTAGAAACTTAGTGTATAATAGGATTAGCGTTGCGTGGTCCGCTTAATGACCTGCATCAGCTTTCAAAGCCTGCGTAGAAAGCTTGTATAAAAACCGCAGAGTAAGGACTTAGGGATTTAGTTACCCAACCCGAAAGTCAAGTGTAAGGGTAACACCGCGGCTAGGTTCCACAGGCTTAGTCTGATAGGTAAACACTGTGAGGAGGTACGATATGGACGAATTTGATGGTCTCGATAGTTCGGGAGCAAGAGCAATGCGTGAAACCATTGATAGAAAGAATGAAGAGAATGCTAAGTTACATGCTGAACTTTCTTCTTTTAAGGATGAAAAACTTAATGATGCTATAAGAGGTATCGGTTTAAATCCAGAAAATGGTTTTGGTAAAGCTTTGAAACAAGTGTATGACGGAGATGTAACAATAGAAGCCGTCAGCGAGTTTGCTAAGACAGAGTATGGTTATGAACCTACTGGTAAAGTTCAAGATATTACACAATCTGAACAACAACCTGTAGTTAATGATGATGCAAGGTCTAGAGTAGCAGCACTTGATGCAAATTCTACAAGTGACGTATCTGATGATGACGTTCTGTCTCAACTACAGAACATAGTTACAAAAGGTAGTACTAAAGATGCTATCCGAGCAAAACTTACTCTGATGGAAGATGACGAGAACGTATCACAATAAATTAAGTACAAGCTAAACAACTAAATACGGAGGTATATTATGGCAAGCATAAGCTTGACAAATAGTGCAATTTACTCCCAGAAAATTAATAATTTTACTGGTGAGTTATTCCGTGTTGGTGGTCAAAGGACTCCATTTCTTTCCGCAATAGGCGGTTTAAATGGTGGTAAAGTATTACAATCAACTTTCTGGCAAATCCAGGTAGCTGATAGTGCAACAATATCTTCTGAACCTACTAAAGGTCAAGAAGGTGCTTCACCTACAGAATATTTAGGTAGAGACAGAGTTGCATTTACAGGCGTTACTCAGGTTTTCCATAAAGGTGTGAAAATGACTTATACCGCTATGGCTACTTTTCAACATCAAAATCCATTTGATTTGAGTGCAAATATTGTAAACTCTTCAGATGGTGAGGGTGCAACTGTAGCAGCTGACAAATTAGGTCTAGCTGGTGGTAACCCAATTGTTGATGAGTTCTCAGAGCAATTAACTTTAGCTCTTGAGAAGTTAGCAAGAGAAGTAGAATGGTTCGCATTTAACGGAACATTCGCTGATGGTGCTAACACAACCCCTGGTGATGGAACAAGAGAGATGCGTGGTTTATATGAGTATCTACAATTGAACAAGAATGCTAGCAATACTGCTGCATCCGTTGCTCATGGTGGTAATGCTTATTACAACGACACTGATGGAGATGACACAGGAACAAGACAAAAGATGACATGGGATACTGTCGCTGGCGTTATGAAAAGAATGTATGATGCTCAGGCACCAATGATTCAACCAGTTCTTGTTGTGACTCCAGGTCAACTTCTTTCTCTTAACAAAGAGTTAGTAGAAGCCAC